GCAAAAGTTATTGAAACTAAGCTAGCTGAGTTGAACCAGATATTACCTTCTTGCCGTTAATTCGTTGAGAAGGTTTTTTATTGGTAAATAATTTGCCAACACTGGGGTATGGTGTAATGGTAGCACAGCGGACTCTAAATCCGTAGCCCTCTGAAGGCGTAAGTGTGGGTTCGAATCCTACTACCCCAACCAATTAAAAATATTAGTTATGAAAGTTTGGATTAGAGAAATTAAGGATTATCCAAGTATGTGCTTTATAGATATATTTATGCCAGAATGGTTATTTCTATTGCACTATGGAACATTAGGAGATTTAAATGAATATGAAGAGTGGAGACAAATTAAAGTAACTCCACATGAGTTAAAGAAATTGTTGGATGAAAGAGCACATATAAGAATATGAGAGTGATTATTTATGATGATGGTTAGATTCTAGTAAAGCGTAAAGCATATCGTAGAAGAGTACTAGAATATTGTAAGAGTAGTGAAGTAGCAGATAAACTTGCTTATTGGAAATATACTTGTAGTCCTCAATTCCGCCAGGAATTGCAGGACAATGAAAAAGAAATCAAGTATGTATTCCGAAATGTGAAAACAGGTCAGCTACTTTTTGGCAAAAGTAAAGATGTTAATGATTATAAATATATTAAAGGTTATCAAGACTATGAACCGTTCTCCTGATAAAAGTAATCCTAAAAGAACTTTCGAAATATATTCCGAAATAATCTTAAAAGATATTAGAGAGTTAGAAAAGTTCGCCCTTGAAAATCATTTAATAGAAGATTACGAGAGTTTTATGAGCGATGTAAGGGATATATTATGAATGATAAATTATTTGAAGCAATGAAAGCAATAGGAGTAATAGAAGATTATGATGTAAGAAAACATATATCAATAGCTATTGGCTCTATTAAATTAGTTAGAAAGTATGCAGAAACAACTAACCAATTAGATGAACAATGGTTTCTAGATTTCTTAGATACTATTAATGAATTATCAATAGACCCAGACAGAAAATGATTTATAATGAAGAAGCTAGAAAACGTCTGAAAGATGGCGTAAATAAGTTAGCAAATGCAGTTAAAGTAACCCTTGGTCCTAAGGGAAGAAATGTAGTAATAGAACAAGACTATGGAGCACCTCATATCACAAAAGATGGCGTTACAGTCGCTAAATCAGTTTATCTAGAAGATGCTTATGAAAATATAGGAGCAGAACTTGTTAGAAACGTGGCAAGTAAGACAGGTACAGACGCAGGTGACGGAACTACTACAGCAACAGTTCTCGCACAAGCAATAGTCAACGAAGGTCTTAAAAATGTCACAGCTGGTGCAAATCCTATAGAAATTAAAAGAGGAATTGATAAAGCAGTATCCACAATTACAGAGTATATAAAATCACAAGCAATTCCAGTTGATTATGATATTATAGAAAATGTAGCAACTATTTCTGCGAATAATGATCCGGAAATTGGTAAATTAATTGCAGATGCCTTTAAAAAGGTAACTACAAGTGGAGTAATAACAATGGAGTCTTCTCAATCTACTGAGACTTATATTCAAGTAGTTGAAGGTTTAAGATTTGAGAGTTCATATCTTTCTCCTTACTTTGTAACTAATACTGACAATAATAGTTGTGTACTTGAGAATCCAATAGTATTAGTATGCAATAGAAAGATAGACAATATAAAAGAATTCCTTTATGTTCTTCAGATGTGTGCTGAGAAAAATAGAGCAATTCTTATAATAGCAAATGAAGTTGATCCCGACCTTCTTTCTACACTTATTATTAACAGAATTAACAATGGATTAAAAGTTTGTGTTGTTAAATCTCCGTTTTATAAAAGACAAGAAATGTTAGATGATATAGTTGCTGTTACTGGTGGTAAGTTCTGCACCGAAGAAGAACCTGCAATTAAATGTATTGGAGGATGTGAGAAAGCAACTATTACTAAGGACTATGTAACAATTATAAATGGTAATGGAGACACAACAGAATACACCAAAAATTTGGACAGGGAACGGGCTGCTCGCTTAGCTGGAGGTGTAGCCGTATTATATGTCGGAGCTAATTCAGAAATCGAATTGGCTGAAAAGCGTGATAGAATAGATGATGCAATCTGCGCCACGAGAGCCGCTATCGATGAAGGTGTGGTCGCAGGAGGAGGTTCAACATATGTTCATTCTCCCCGTCCATTAGCAACAGGAGAACAAAACATCGGAGTAGAAATTGTCTACAAGGCGATCGAAGCACCACTCCGCCAAATCTGCGAAAACGGAGGAGTCTCAGCAGACCTTGTAATTGCGAAGGTCAAGGAAATGAGACCAGGTTGTGGTTATAACGCTAAGACAGAAAAGTTTGAAGACTTAATAAAGGCTGGTGTATTAGATCCAGCAAAGGTAACAAGAACAGCATTAGAAAATGCAGCATCAGTAGCGGGACTTATCTTAACTACTGAATGTGTAATAAAAAAGCGGACCCTCAATTAAGAGAGCCCGCTTTTCTTTTTTCTTAGACAGCTTAACTGTCAAGCAATTATTGTCCATAATTCTTTAAAAAGATTGAATCTATTACTTGGTAATATTGTATTACCAGATTTACACCATTCTGAACCCCAACTATTCCGAATAATAAAATCATCATCTTTCCAACCTATAATAGAGATACCATGACCTCCTATATATTTACCACCTTCCCAGAAATTACAACTGTTAGAATTATAAACGTTTAATGCTCCAAGACAAGGGCCATTAACTCGTATAGCAGTTCTTAAAGGTTGTTCGGAATGAATCAAAGCGTATTCCTGAATAACTCCTTTCTTTCTTAAATAGGAAAGAATCTCTTTAAAAGATATACCATCTTGTGTACCACCTGCTCTTTTAAATAGTTCCCAGGGATCCCAATGTCCTTTATCAGGAAATCTCCAATTTAAAAATGTACATACAGCACAAGCAGCACATATAGGATCTTCTCCTTGATTTATAACTTCACCAACACTATGAGTAAATTGATTACCAACAGGTTGAGTTTTATAAAAATGCTTCTCATCTCCAGTTAATTCTGATTTTAATAAACCAAAGTTCATTTGTCTATTCGTTTAGTTATTTGAACACTATCTCCTCTCGGAATCCATCTAATTACTAAAGAATCTCTTACAAAGTAATATTCGTAAAACCATTCTTTAGTTTCATAATCTTGTAATGGTAAACTATCATAAGTTAATATTCTTTCAGCTTTAAAAATAGAATCTAACTATTCATAAGACTAATTACTATTAACTATTTTAGTTGTACCACAAGATATTAAAAATATTATAAGAAGTATTAATAATTTTTTCATAATCCTCTTGGTCCTCTTAATCCACCTATTGCTTCTGATATCTTATCTACTCCTAATAGTGCTACACATCCTCCTACTAATTCTACTGAGAAATCTGGAGCAGGAGTACCTTGAATTACACACCATACAAAGCAAAACATTAACACTGCCCATCCTACAACTCCACATATACGTTTAGAACTAAATCCTCCGCTCTTGGCTTGAAAGATTGTTCTTAAAGGTATTTTCTAATGCGGAGGAGTTCTTAAATGTACATCAAAGGGATTATAATTATATGGACCATATTTATTTCCCATATACATTTTTCTTATTCTTTAACTATTTAGTTGATTGCCACCCATTATCTAATACACTTCTATGCCCAGTCGGTTTATGAATATTTCCACCATCTTTATGTTTCCATTTAGCTGCATTACGTGCGAAATTAGCTCTCTTCTTCTGTAAAGGAGTAGCATTTGGATCTGACAATACATGAGCAGCATGTTCTTGAACAGATTCTCCTGCTGCTTTTGCTGACTTAGTAAATTTACCTCTATTCTTTTCCTTAATATGAATTCCTCCACCCTTCTTGAAGGTCAGTATATTATCTAAGCCAAAAATTGAATTGATTTCTAAGTTTAACATATTATAATTATAATTGATTTGTTCTCGACAAATAATATGCTTATACTTGAAAAGTATAAAATAATTCTAGATAAATGTGTTTAATGATTTAATGATTTATGACAAATGGATAAAAGTAAAATTACAAAACAAAACGGAAATATAGCTTTTGAAGAGGATGCTCATATTTATTATGATGTTACTAATCCGGATCTGAGGTTTACTTCTGTGACTACAATGATTCATTCTTTTACCCAACCTTTTGATGAGCAGTTTTGGTCAGCCTATAAGGCTTTAGAAAAACTCCTACCTAAAGAAGATTGGGCAATAGAGAAAAAGGCATTACTAGCTACTAAGAAATTTAGCATAGAATTACTTGATGCTTATGGTATTGCTGAAAATGATTTCAATAAAGAACAACAAGCTATTCTAGATGCTTGGGATAATGAGAAAAGGATATCTTGCGAAAGAGGAACTAAGATTCATGCAGAATTAGAAAACTCCTTTTATGATAAACCCAAGAATATCAGTCTTAGTAAGTATGAAATTGGTGGAAAGTTTGAATGCCGAAAGGATTATACAGACTTAGATATAGAGAATGCTGTATATCCTGAATATCTAATTTCATATGTAACAAAAGACGGAAGAATGGCAGTAGCTGGACAAATTGATTTATTAGTTAAAAAAGGTAATAAAATTACTATTGCAGACTGGAAGACTAATAAAAAAATTGAAACAAAGAGTTTCTTTAATACTAAGACTAAGAGTTCTGTTAAGATGCAATATCCTCTAAATAATTTAGACGATGTTAACTATTGGCATTACGCTATGCAACTTAGCACATATGCTTGGATGGTACAACAATTAAACCCCGAATATGAAATTGAGGATTTAGTTCTTGTTCATTTTGATCATGAAGGTCATATGACAGTATATCATATGCCATATCTTAAAAAGGAAGTAGGTCTTATGTTAGGATACTTTAAAAAGAAAACTATTTTAGATGAAAGTAAAAAGAAACGTCAAAGGATTGAATATTAATCATGGTACCAGAATACGTTACTGAAAGAACCATTATATGTAGGGCTTGTCCAATATGTGATACTGTTACAGAAATGTGTAATGCTGGTCTCTACTTAAATCCTGAGAATAATGATGTTTCTACATATCCAAAGGAAGGTTATATAAAAGGATGTGGTTGTCATCTTAAATGGAAGATAGCTAATATTAAATCAAAATGTCCAGCAGGAAAATGGTAAAGAAAATATTGATTAAAATATGGCATATAATTATTGGAACATATAGAAATATTTTCAATAAGAAACAAGATTTAGCAACACAACGTTTACAATATTGTAATAAATGTGAACATAGAATAATGTTTATGGGACAATATATTTGTGATCAATGTGGTTGTATTTTAGAGAGTAAAGTAAGAGTTGAAGATGAACATTGTATGATTGATAAATGGTAAATGAGTATGAATAAAAATGAAAAGTTAGCCCAAGATTTAATTGGGATGGAAGGAACAGGTAAATCCTTCACTGTGAATGGTAAAGATGCTAATGACATGCTACTAGAAGAACAAGCTACCAAATTTAATGAAAGTGTTGGTAAGATTAATGATAAGTTTGAGAAACATAATCAAGCATTAATGGAATATGCTAAAGCAATTTCACATGACATTAATGGTTTAGAGATTATGCCAGGAACAAGTTATTTACTTATCAAACCTTTCGATACTAATCCTTTCCAAGAGGTTAAAATAGAAGGCGGAATTATTACAGACTTAGGCGGAATGACACCTGAATATAAATCTAATGAGACTGGTGAAATTGAACAAGAAGAACAATTCATCAAGGTAGGTACTGTTATTGAAACGGGATACGAGTGTAAGTTTGTTAAACCTGGTGATGTAGTATTTTACACTATAGCTAGTGCTACTATGGTTCCTTTCTTCCGCCAAGGATTTGTTACTGTTGCTGAAAGTAGAGTCATGGCTATTGTTAATGAAAATCTAACAGAGCGTAAAGAGAATTATGGAAGAGAATGAGAAAGTTTATTTTAAGCCTGGAGACTGCGTCACATTAAGATAGCATAATATGATGGAGGCTCCAGTTATGCTTGTTCTACGTAAGGAGCAGGCATTATTTAAAGATAGTTCCGGACTTAAGGGTATTAAATGTAGATGGTTTACAAAAGACGGTTTAATGCAAGAAGCCGTATTTAATACTAAGGACCTTATTAAAGTAGAGAAATGATTAATAAATATCAAGCTGGGGGACAAGGTGGTATCCTTCAAGAAATAGCTAAACTTCCTCAAGATTAGCAAAAGAAAATCATGACCGCTTTCGGAAAATGGGCACAATCCAAAGGATTAAATATACAACAATTACAAGGAAATGAACAAGCTTTAGAACAAGCTATGGGACAATTCTTACAAGAAATGCAAGGTGCTCAAAAAGCTAGATTAGGTGCCAAACTTAACTATGTACGTTCTCTTAGAGGATTGGCTCCTGAAGGAATGGTAGTCGAATATTATAAATGTGGTGGACAAACAAAGAAAAGATTTATCAAAGCCGCCGGAGGCGAGAAAATGGAGTCTAAAGGAATAGATGCTGTAAAAGAGTTCAAGAAAAAGAAAGCTTGCGGTGGTTCTAAAATGAAGTTTGCTGATGGTGGTAAACCTAAAGCTAAATGGACTAAAGAAGATGACAAGAAACTTCTTAAGTATCGTTTAAAAGGAACTAAGAATTCAGCAGAGAAGAAAGATTCTACTGAAGTTCAAACTAAGTGGAATAAGCTTCCTGAAAAAGAAAAAGCTAAACATGAAGTTTAGGAACAAAAATGTGGAGGTAAAGCCAAGAAACATTTATTCGGAGGAATAATAGGATTTTAATTAATTAAAACTGGTTAGGATTATGAATGTGTTTATGTATAATAACCTTACAAAGGTACTTGAGTTAAATGAACCAGAAATATTATTAGTAAAAGAATTTAGTGATTTATTAAAAAGAGACAAGTCAAAATCTAAGGATAGAGCTTGGGCTGAATTTACATATATATATTTGGCTATCGATTGGAAGAGCCCGTATAATTAGTATACAGAGCAAGAAAAACACGAAGAGGCTCTAAACGATTCCGGATTAACCGAAGAACAGTTCAATGACCCTATCTTTAGAGCGGCTTGTAGAAAATATAGAGCACTACAAGATTCTAATAAGTCTATTAAATTATTAGAGTCTGCTAAACGTGCTGCTGACCAATTCATAGATTACTTCGATACAATTGTAGATTTAAATGAACGAGACCAAAATGGTAAGCCAGTCTTTTCAGCTGAAAAAGTTATGAAGGAAATGTCCCAACTACATAAAGTCCATGAAGAACTTGTAACACTGGAAGATCAAGTTAAAAAAGAGCTTACTGAACAATCTTCAATTAGAGCAGGTATCGAAGAAGGATTTGATCCCGGAGACTTCTAATGCCAAGAAAGAGAAAATTACCTGATGAAATTCAGGAAATAATCGATGAAGTACAAAATAAAGAAATAGAAGAAGATGCTTAGGAAGCCAGAGAATTGGCTCAACAAATAAGAGAAGAAAGAGATGCTAATAAGGCATATTGGGATGTTCCAAAGGGTTAGAAGATAGAAGTCTTCGACCCTACTCTTTCTTATGAACTTACAGGTTATAGACCAATTACAGAAACTCAAGGTTTGGATTTTGATCCAGATTGGTTTACTGAAACTCGAAGAGTATTTGAAAATACTGGTAAGTATTGTACTTATTTAAGAGGTAGTAAACGATATAATGAGTTCTGGCTTGAGCAATATAAACGTTGTAAATATGGAATGACTGTTAATGGTTATCATATTACAGGTGATAATTACTTCTTCTTAAATTTTTATAGATTACCTCTCGTAGATGAAACTAAAGCATCTGGTTCAGGACTTGATGAAGGTTTCCCAATTTTCTTTGCTTCGCATTACACATTCTTTCATTATTTAGAGATGGCAAGAGTATTACATAGACATGCCGCTATGTTTAAAGCTCGTTCTATTGGTTTCTCGGAAATTAATGCTTCTCTTGCTGCTCGTATGTATACAATTATTAGAAGAAGTAGAACAATGATTACTTGTTATAATGATACCTTCTTAAATGGTACATTTAGTAAGTTTGATCATGCTCTTACATTTTTAAATACTAATACAGGTGGAGGAATGTTTGAACCTCGTATTATTGATAAACAACTTCATAAGAAATCTGGATATCAATAGAAGGTTCAAGGACAGTTTGAAGATTTTGGATTTAAATCAGAATGTATAGGAATCAATGCAGCTAAGCCATCAAATATTCGTGGTGATCGTGTTGATTTATTAATCTATGATGAGGCTGGTTCTTGGCCTGGACTTACAACAGCTGTCGTACAGGGACAAGAACTTTGTGAGGTACAAGGTGTACCTCGTGGAACTATGTTATATGGTGGAACTGGTGGTGATATGGGTGCTCCTCTAGAAGGACTTAAGAAAATCTATTATCATCCAAAAGCTTTTAAAGTTTTACCTTATAGACATAATTACACACAAGATGGAACATATATAGAAAGTGGATTCTTTATTCCATATTTTGTACAATCACTTCGTGCAGAATTTATGGATCACAGAGGAGTCTGCTTACAAGAAGCGTATAAAAAGGAATTACAAGAAGAGCGAGATAACTTACTTGCAGTTCCTGAAGAATATTATAAGAAATGTGCTGAGCGATGCTGGTTTGCAGAAGAAGCATTTAACTTGGAAGGTGTTAATAAATTTAACAAGATAAAGATTTCTGAGCAATTGGCAGCAATCAGATTACACAAAATTGGACCGCGTCCAGTATCAGGATATATAGATTATTTCTATAAGAACGGTAAACATACTTATGAAAATATCGACGGTATTAAATGGATACCCCATCCTGATGGTAAGGTTAAGATTTTGGAACATCCGGTGTGGTCTGATTTATACATGGAAGAACTACAAAAGAAAAAGGCTATAGCAGAAGAACGAGGAGAAGAGTTTGAAATGCCAGCTTACAAAGAAATGGAAAATTTATATGTAGCAGGTATAGACGGTATTGATATAGGTCAAAACCAAACTTCAAAGGAAACCAAGGATCCTTCTGACTTCTGTATGGTAATTAAAAGAAGAGCATTCGGAATGAATGAACCTTAGATAGTTGCTATGTATAAAGATAGACCTGGAAACATTAGAGAGGCTTATAAAATTGCGATGTGTCTTGCACGTTATTATAATTGTAAAATAAATATAGAAGCAACTCGTATGGGTATGATTACTTGGGCTCGTGAAAATCACGGACTCCAATACTTTATGAAACGCCCAAGAGCCACTCTTACTGATGTGAAATATGGTACAACTAAACAGTATGGTACCCCAGCAACTAAAGTTATCATTGAACAACATACTGATTTAACTGCTGACTTTGTTGAGGACTACTGTCATACTATTTGGTTTGAAGAAATACTTGACCAATTAACAAGTTATAACGATGAAAATAAAGGTAAGTTTGATATCATTGCCGCATTTGGTATGATGGAACTTGCCGATCAAGAACTTTCAGGAAGATAGCCTGTTAAAGTTCAACAAGACGATGCTGAGTTTGAAGACTTCGGTTATTGGAAAGATGAAAAAGGAATTAAACATTTCGGAATAATTCCTAAGAAATAGACAATTAAATATGAACTAAAGGTAGACGAAGATGACGCATACAGATTTGAAACAAGCGATACTAGACTGTATTAGGCAGTTGTACAAAATGGAGTTTATAGGCGAAATTAAGATTGAAGACCTAGACCCTGTTGGCTATAAGGTATCTTTGAATCTAGATAGGTCAGAGAATCCTTTAGTTTTAATTGCCGATTTGCCAGATGAAGAGTTCCTTGATTTTATTAGAGAGGAAATACGTAGTCGTAAATTACATAAGGTAAAACATTACTTAGCTACGAAAGTTCCAGGTAATACAATAAATATTTGCAATGAGCGAGAAAGAACTTGTAGACAAAACGAACGAAGTCATTGCGGAACTTGTGTATGATAAGTATGAGCTGCAAAAAGCTTATAACTATTATAACGGTAAAAGAGATCCGGAACAGTTTAAATACTTAGAGGAAAACTTCGGAATAGGTAGTCCTACATCTGTAGAGTTTACACCTTTATTAAAGAAGCACGTAGATGCTTTGGTTGGAGAGTATCTTGGTACTCCTATTATTCCAAAAATCTCGTGTAAGGATACTGATACTATTAGTGCAATAACAAGAGAAAAACAACTCGAAATTACTAATGGTATTGTTAAATTCTTAAAAGAACATTTGACTAATTCGTTAGTTTAGATGATACAAGGTAAAGACCCTACTGATGTGGCTATCAAACAATAGCTAGATAAAATAGTTTAGGACATAGACCAATCTTTTGTTTCTCAATATGAAATAGCTGCACAAAATCTTGTTCAATATATTATGCAGTCTAGAGAGATTGATTTTACAACCAAACTTAGACAGTTATTAACAGATTTACTTATAACTGGATATACATTCTTTAGGGTCAAAGCTTCTCCAAGTGGTAAAAATATTGATATAGAAGTTTTAGATCCTCTTAATACTTTTGTTGATAGGAATCCTGACTCACCCTATGTACGTAAGTCATATAGAAGTGTTGTTCGTAAATGGATGACTAAGAGTCAAATTCTAGCAAAGTATGGAAAAGAAATTCCAAAAGAGGATTTAAAACAACTTAAAGAAGAATGGTATGAAGGTTCTGCTGTTTACAGACGTTCTTATGCGGACTTTGCTCCACAAGAAGAAGGACCTGAATATGATACCATGCCTGGTTATCCTGATGATGAATATTCTGGTACTCACCGATTCAGACTTATTCCTGTTTATGATGTTGAATGGTTGGAAACAGGAGACGACTTTGTAATGAGACGTTATAATTGTATTCGAATCGGAGAGGAAATTTATATACTTAGAGGTGAAGACAAAACCGCTATCCGATCAAAGGATAGACCAAATGAATGTGATTTATCAGTTAATGGTGTATATTTCTTAAATCGTTCTAAGAAACCTTACTCATTAATTCTTAAATGTGCACATTTACAAGATAGATATGACTTACTTATATATTATCGCGATAATTTAATTGCTAACAGTGGTACATCTGGTACTATTATGGATATGTCACTTATTCCGACTAATCTTGGAGTTAAATGGCCTGAACGTATCCAGAAATGGTTAGCATATAAGAAAGCAGGTATTGAATGGATTGATACAACTCAAGAAGGACGTAACGATAATGGTAATGCTCCTATGAACACAATCTTTAATGGTTTCGATGATACTCTTAAAGCATAGGCTGTTCAAGCAATTGAAGTTGCAATCCAATCAGTAGAACAAACTACTTCTTCTATTACTGGAGTCTTTAGAGAAAGACTTAATGGTATTGAATAGAGAGATGCAGTAACAAATATTAAACAAGGTGTTTAGAACTCATATATTGTTACAAAACATTATTTCCAACAAATGGATTTAATTGTTTGTGAAATGTTACTTGATTCTCTTAATCAAGCTAAGATAGCATATAAGAAAGGTCTTACAGGAACTATAATTCTTGGAGATAGATATCAACGAGTATTTACTGCTCTTCCAGAACATTTCACACTTACTGATTTTGATATTCATATTACAGCAAGTACTGAAGTTATTCAAGAGTTAGAAAATCTTAAAGCAATGATTCCAGAACTTATTAAGAGTTAGCTTCTTACTCCTGATATTATATTTGAGGCAATGACAGCTAAATCACTTACTGACCTTAAATATAAAGTTCAAAAAGCTATGAAGATTCAAAAAGAGGAGAATAATCAATTACAACAATTATCTCAGCAAGTTGAAGAACTTCAAAAGTAGAATCAACAATTACAACAAGAATTATAGAAAGCTCAAACTAAGGTAGAGCAACTTAATGAGAAGAAACTTGAGTTAGAAGGTAACAAGATACAATTAGAATATCAAGTTAACTGGCTTAAGGCTCAAACTGATAGAACATATAAAGATAGACAAATGGATATTGAAGATAGACGTACTGCTATTGAAGAGGCTCAAATCCGTGATGGTAATCCTTATAATGATAAAGTTAGACATATATGACACATAAATATTTATATGATAACGAAGAATAGTTTTATCCAATATCAGAAGCTAGTGCTATAATGGGTGGAGTAGTTGTTCAAGGAAATACAGTGTGGTAGGATCTTGAACAAATATGGGCTAAAGCTCAATCTGCTTATAATAACTCTACTGGTGCATCGGAGGTTCAAGGTAGTTTAGGAGTTCAAGTATTTTATACTAATACTGATTATAATGATGATACTCGTATACAATCAGAAACTATATGGAATGCTACTATGACAATTCCTACTGCTTAGACTCCTTATACTTGGAAAAAGACTGTTTATAGTTGGTCAGATGCTGTGATTAAAACTACATATGAAATATGTGCTACAGCTTTATATCCAGAAACACAAACTATGTATACTGCTATTACATCAATACAACAAGGTTCATTACAAGGACCATCTAGTTATGGTGATTCTTCTGCTGATAAAAATCCTGAGTGTACTGCAATATGGAAAAATTATTTTACTGGTATTGATGCTTCTAAAATATTTGGATATATGGCTATTAGACATAGAGAGGCTGGAGAAGCTTGGCCTGCAGATGGTGGTTGGAATATCGCATTATTTGCACAATACCCTATTAGTGAGTAATTATGGAATTTAGTATTGATATTCATACAGCATTAACTGGAGAAATTATAGTTGAAGATTTCTCTAAAGAGTATGGTTAGTATTTAGATGAAGATGCTGAAGTAGTTTATTCTTATGATGAATTTAAGTATAGCGAAACAGCATCTCTAAATGCTATCATAAAAGTTAATACTGATAAAATTAAACTTGTTGACGTTCTCTTAGATAAACATGAAGAAGATATTGACTCTGTAACTTTTACAGTGGAAGAGGACGGATACTATACAGTAGATCACATCATCCTTCCAAATATGATTTGGTATGAGAATTCATCAAATGAATATAGAGACTACTACGATGTTATCTATGTTACTGATGGTGAGAAAGTTTATAAACAAGTCAAAGGAGAGACTCTTCAAGAATGTACTGTAAGAGAAATCTTA